TATCTTGCTTTCATAGCAAAAATAAGACCAGTTGGCTGAGTCATAGGTTGTACACCACAAATATCGTAAGCGATCATTTGCGGAGCAGATCTTCGTACTAATGAAATTAGTACTGGATCAAATTTAGCAACACCACCTGTATCAGGAAGAGCAGCAGCATCATTGACATGAACAGCTTCAAACATCGCAGACTTTTCTTCTTTGATTGCAGTTTCCTGGTTCTCAAGTAAGACAGCTGTGACTTCTTTTCTGTAATTGTCAGTAATTGGAGCGACTCCGTCGTGATTAAGGATCGGTGACCATTTTTCCATTAATGATTTTCTATCCATTTTAATTCTCCTTTAAGTTGATAGATTAATTTTTATTACTTCTGGTAAGCAAGTCAGCATAAGCAGAAATTTTAGGATCGTTAGATACCTTTTTATTTTCTTCTTCTAATTGAACTGGCTCATCAGTCATAACAGTTTCTACATTTGTTTTGCTTGGTTTAGAAGCAAAATAAGATTCTCTGATAGTATTAACTTTCTTTTCAAAAGAAACTTTATCTTCAAAGCTGAGGTCTTCAGCTAATCCCATAAACTTATCTTTATCATTGTCAGTCATAGTGTCAGAAACTTTGGCAAGAACTTCCGTTCTTTCCATTTCTTTGACTTTTTTAGATAGGTCAACATTAGATTCTAGTTGCTCATCGAGCTTCTTCTCTAATTCTTCGACTTTTTCTTGTGCGTCACCAAGTAAGTCAAATCTTTCCTCAGGAACATCAACATAATGCTCTGTGAATAGATCTTTCATACCTTTGATGAAGCCATCTAAGATTTCCGACTTCATACCAGATTCGAGAGCGATTTCATTTTCACTTATCCACTGCTCAACTACATAGCTGAGATATCCATCAACTTTTTCAACTAAGCTCTCTTTAGCTTCGTCTATTGTTTTCACATTAGACTCTTCTAATTCTTTTTTAAATTTAGCCACTTCAGATTTTACTCTAGAAACAACAACTGTTTCAAAGATAGTAGTAGCTTTTTCTTTAAATTCTTCAGAAAGTTCTTCACCATTTAATAATGCTTCAACATCTTCTGAAACATCAACAGTGAACTCTTCTTCAGCAATAACTTCTTCATCAGATTCAGACTCTTCTTTTTTCATCATTTTTTTCTTATCTTTAGATGATTTCATATAAGACTCGTCTTTATCGTCTTCGTCTTTTTTCTCATCATCTTTTTTATCATCTTTATCATCGTCATCGTCTTCATCATCATCGTCGTCGTCATCGCCGTCTTTTTTCTTTTTCTTTTCGATAGCTTTTTTCAAAGCAGGTGGTAATTCACCTTCTTCGATTGTAGCTTCTTCTTCAGCTGGCATTTCTTCTGCAACAACTTCAGCTTCTACTTCAGCAGGTGCTTCAGCTTTCACATCTTCGTCAGCAGGTTTTTTCCAACCTTCAGCATTTTCCTCTAGAGAATTAACTTGCTCTGCAGCTTTGTTTGATTCTCTTAGGAGTTCTGCTATTTTCTGTTCTATATTTGACATAATAGTCTCCTTGAATTGGGTTATTTAATTTTGTTTAAAAACTTCGCAAATGCGAAAAGTTTTGCTTCTTCGAGTTGAGATCTTGTTGCCCTAGTTATTACATGCTTAATAGCATCAATATCTTGCTCGACAAACTTTCCATCAACGAACATCCATTCCTTGCCTTCCATCACACCTCGTACAAATGCATCTGGTGCCGACGGATCTGCAACTATATCAGCAGCAGTGGCAAGCATGAAATCCTTTTGGACTTCTGAAGTTCCGTCTTTGGTAGTTTTCAATGAACCCATCCCTCTAGAAGACACACCCAGACTTGCTCCTTCGTCAATTAACGATTTAACAATCTTACCATAAGGTGTATCCATTATCTTAGCTCTTCCAACAAAATCATTGCCTTCGAGCTTCAAATCTTTAATCATGTGCGATACTCTATCTAAATTGATAGTTGGGGAATCAGGATGACCTAACTCTCCATATGCACGATTCTTCTTAATATTCTCAGCCATATATCTTTTGACTTCTTTATTAAGGATATCTTTGGGGTAGCTTCTTCCATTTCTGTTTTTAATTTCAGCTTGGAGAAATACTCCCTCGATATTGTAATTCTTCTTACCAGTTTCTTTATCGTTTTCGATAAGGTAGTTTACAGTTTCAGTATGTTCTTTAATTAATTTCATATTAACTTCCTACTGCAGCTGGATCATCATGGGCACCGAAGATTGAATCTTCTACAGGGTCGTTAAATCCACCCATTTTGCTTAGATGAAGGATTACCATGCCTTTGCCACTAAATGTAACAACAACATCTGAACTGCCTTCGTCTTGAATACTTGTTTCTATCTTTTGTGATGCAGGGTATAATGCAGCACTTAATACGGAATTTCGTACAACAGTACATTCTTGACCATGCTGAATGCTACTCTCTATTTTCTGAATAGCAACCTTTAATTTACCACTTGTAATAGTTTCATTAGTAAGTTTTAAATCTGCATCTATGTCTATTGTTGCATTGCCTGCAGCTGTAGCAGTGACCCTGACGATAGCTTTTCTGTTATCTTTAGCCAATACTGTTTTTACAATTGCCATTTAGTACACTCCTCTTAAAACTTCTAAAAAGTTATTTTTATTTTCGGACATGTGAGCGACGATCTCGCTCTTGCCTTTCAATAAACTATTTAGTATAATTTGGTTTTCCTCACTGATTGCCACCTTAGAGCCATCTTGTAAGGTGTAGTCTATCTTATTTCTTAGATTCCTAACACTTCTAAGTTTAATCTCAGTAAGTATAGGATCTATCGTAAATTCTGTTGTTGCAGCCTTATTCATATATTCTTCTACTAGTGTGTCAGTAATTTCAACATCACTATGTTTAGCAATATACTCAGCTACTCTTTCTTCTGGTAGTACCACGTCTATTTGGTCTACGAGCTGTTGCTCTCTTTCTTCAGCCAAATCATTAGCACCCTTTATATAGGGAGCGATTATATCTTTAAATCTCTTTGGCATCTTCAGCTGGTTCCTCAACCTCTGGTTGTTCAGCTGGTTCGACTTCTGGTTCACCAGCTATCTCATCTTGTTCTTCAGAGGATTTAAATATATTGGCAGCATAGTCTTTTTTCAATGTGTCCAATTTTTCCCCTACCTTTGTTGACATAACACTTCCAAAAGTGTTTTCAATTCCCTCAGCATTACCTGATTCTATTGCGTCGATCAAATCTTTAGTTCCCATTATTCTTCTCCTTCATTATCATTGTCTTGTGGCTCATCTGTAGATTGCATGCTATCCATGTCAGGGACTTCCCCACCTTCAGCATCATCTTCAGTTGCAGCCTTTTCATCATCCATCTGTTTGTCGATCTCTTTGATCTCTTCTTCAGATTGCATTAAGATGTTTTTCCTTGCCCACTGTAGAGAATAGAATTTACCAAGATATGGTTCTACCTGTCCTAGCATTCCTACTCTTTGTTGTAGCAATTCGTTGTTCTTTAATTCAGTAAAGTGATTGTCTTCTAGGAAGTCAACTCTTATATTAACTTTCATGTCATGGAAATCTTCATCCGACATGATGCCTTTACTTATTAATTGAACTCTAAGAATGTCAACCATAAACTGGCTGAATTTTCTTTGAACTCTTTTTATAAACTTATTAAACTTCAACTCGTCTCTAGTAATTTCAGAAGCACGACCCAAAGTAAATCCAGACTCGCCTTGTAATCTTGACATAGGCACATTTAATGACTGGTAAAGTTTTCTTTGGAAATATTGTATATCAGCAATATCACCAAGATTCTGCCCTCCAGGAAGTGTAGTGATTTCAGTACCACGACCACCCTCTCTTCTAGGCATCCAAAAGTCTTCCATCATGCTAAGGTGTTTTCTATCATCTCTGACTTCACCTGTGGTAGCATCGTAAACAACTTTGTTTCGATACTTATTCATGATGTCGTTAACATATTGTTCTGCTTTTATCTTAGGCAGGTTTCCTACATCAACATAAAAAATTCTTCTCTCAGGAGCTCTACTTAGTCGGTAGATAACTACTGCGTCTTCAATCATCTTTAACTGGTTTACAGGCTTAACAGCTTTTTGTAAGTGTCCCAAAACCATTCCTGTATTTTGATCTACATTTCCCGAAGGACAAAAAACTACAGAATCAGCACTTAGCTTGATTCCTTTTGTATTAGAGTCAGAGAT